TCTCTCAATTCTTTCAGCTCATTCTCATCTATCTCTATCGGTTCCCGTTCCTCATCCCATGGAAATGGGAACAGCAATTCAGGTGTGAGGCTTTCCGTAGAATTCACTTGTGCGATAGTATACATCATCATCCTTGTGCGCTCCCATGCCTCCTGCTCCTTCCGGTTCATCCCCCTTATAAATGCAGCGCACTCGTTAAAAGTCATACTGTCAAAGAAGTAATCAGGTGATATCCCTCCACGACCGACAACTTCTTCATACAACCTTATCACACTTACTTCTTCGTTCTCTTTCCCATCGCTTTTTTTTTATCATCTTTCCCGACAATCATACCGATTCTCTTGTTCTCTTCCTCTAAAACAGCCAAAAACGTTTCGAAAATGGACGGATCTAAATCACATGCGTCTATCACGTCATCAAACGTTAACGGAAAATCCTTGTTATTTGCCATCAGCATAGCACATAACAGGATATAACTGTTAACCATCCTGTCACCGGAATAAGACTTCCCGGTAATTTCCTCATATATAAATAAGGCGCGCAGAGTATACCTTAAGATATACTCTGCATTATTGATCGTTACTTTCTTCATATCTTAACTATCTTAAATCAACCTCCTGCACCAACAGCCTTTTCTAGTTTCCCCTGCCCCTTAAACTGAGCTGTCATCGTGGAATTACTACCCTTTGCATCAGTACGATCAAGAGATGTAATGATAGCCTTACCCTTGTAATACTTCTGACTAGACTTGGTAGCCGGAGAAGTCCAACCATCTTCCGGGATGCCATCGTTGGTCAAATTGGCAGGCACACCCAAAATGATTTCAACAGCTTCGCCGGCAATAAACGCGTCATAAAGAGAATCAAAACTCTCTACTTTATCGTCAGCACTCACTAACGCCTCTGTAGATGCCTCCCATCCCATCTTCGTCACTATCGACTCATCCCACATACCGTCATCCTTACTGGCGGCATCGCCTGTTTCTGCTGTTAATGTCAGCTTGTGACTGGTTGCCAAAGCCGTAGCCTTACCTGCAACAAAAATCATAAAATCCTTTCCATTCAAAGGTTTTGCTTTTGACATAATCTGTATAATTTAAAAGTTAAACAATTCTTTAAAAAACAGATCTTTTGTTCGCTGGGTTACCTTAAATTCACCCATCGGACGTATCATAATCTGATTTGTTTTCATAGATCAATTGTTTTAAAATTAAACGAAAGAGTTATAGTGAAGGCATCTATATCCATCAGGTAATCTTCAACACATGATACCAAAGCACTATCTATGACCTCAAACTGATCATACCGGGCCGTCTTCCCTTCAATAGAGTAACGCACCTCATTAGCCGTATTCACAGCAACTTCATACGTCTTTGACACAACGACCAAAGTAGTGGATACATTATCCGCGCAAGATCCATCCTTGGTCTCGTCCGGACCATCCAAAGAGCTCGTAAAGTTGACGAACGGATACTCCGGCACCCCCGCAGGGATAACAACCGGGTATATCCTGTTTCCCACCGCTTCCGTAACAGTCTTATTAGACTGTAGAGAGCTAATAATATGCTTGCTTATAAATAAACTCATCTTCCTTCACTTACTTCCTGTATTATTCTTGCAATCCGTTCCGACAATACAATACTGGCTCTATTCATACCTGATTCCGCTGCCGGCTGAAAAAAATTACTTGCAGACAAAGAACCGCGATATGCCGATTTTTTCATTCCCTTACGTCTTACCTTCGTATACCTGTCTTCTGTTCCTGAATTTATAAACCGAAGGATAAAAGCCCTGTCCGCACCTCTATAGCCTCTAGACCTCTTCGTCTCCGGGCTTACATATCTACGTCTTCTTATCCCCGACACACCGCCGTTCGGCTTTTTATATAATGCCAGCCTCTTTGCATCGCCCCTATTAAGTATATTAAGCATACCACCGTTCCCGTCACGGTAAACAACCATCTTTACAGCCATGTACGCTCTTCCCGGATCTTTACCCATTGCGGCTTTTGCGGCATTACGCACATGCTTCCGCTCCGGTGTTAACGCCCTTCGTACTTCTTTTCTTATCTCGTTTTTTTTGATCTCCTTGGATTTACGCATCCTTTCAAGCATGGCAATAACTTCATCGCCGTCATACACGAATGACACTCCTCTTAATTGCTTCCCCCGATTATTTTCAAGGATTCTCTTCATTATTCCCATAGCTTCGCGTTTTTACCCCGGAGCCGTAGCCCCGGGCAAATAAATCAAGGTTCTTCGGCAGGTAATTCTCCCAACGTAAATGCTTCTGGACGCAATGTCGTAAACGCCCAATCCCCATTAAGAGTCAACATCTGATGTGTCCTCCGAATAAGGATTGATTATAAAGCGCTGTTCCCCGAATTGCCCAATAGGTTCATACCCCCATGAGCCAAAACCAATATAAGTCTTATCGTCAGTGTTAATATAATTCGTACAGAAAACCGGAACACCAGCAATGGTATTATTTTCGATAATATATCTTCCCGTGTTACCCGGATTTGTCGGTCCTTCATATCCTCGATCGGTAGTTTCCAATACCGCCTTAGTGTACTCATCCATCACATAAGCCATGTAACTTCCCTCAATACCTTTCATCAATGGCAATGCTCGCATCAATACCAATTCCTTAAATGTAGGTGTCGGGTTGGCAAACTTGATAAAACGGGCCTTTTTCTTTTCAGCCATAGTTTTTAACTCAGCGATAGCCTTTGGGGTGCCCGGACTTCCTCCCGGGAACGCGATTTCAGAAAAAGGTCCTACTAATTTATGCGTCTGTTTCCCAGTTGTAAACATCAGCTTATTCAGCGTCCGCGTTACAGCCATCGGTATCTGCTGCTTAACAACATCGTATGCCACCCCCTCAGTCTGGTTGATTGTCTGACTTGTAATCTTGATGGTAACACCCACTCTCTGAGGATTGGGTACAATCTTACCGATCTCGATTTTTTTGTCGGTCAAAGCTACAGCCTCCCCGGCTACCTCTGCTTCAACTGCCGAAACTGTCGGCCAACAATAATCACCCGCCAAACCTGTGCGTAACGGTAATCCAAGCTTAGAAATGATAAGACCTTCTTCCAATGCAGGGATAATGTCATTAATAGTAAGAGGGATCATCGGCTGCGCTCCCGTACTGATCATTCCTGTAAACTCACGCTTAAGCGGATGGGAACTTCTAGAATTGATATGCTCGCGCATAAACGCATCAAACGCAAGCTCACGGGCGGTGACTTCCACATATCCGCTCTTGTCAGCACACGCTATGCGGACATCCAAAGCATTCATCTCGCGTTTCAGACACTCGATCTCGTCATTCTCAGTGTCGGTAAACGCACGTTTGTTTTCCGATTCAGCCAAATCTACAATCTCGTTAAGACGTACCTTGATTTCCTCTCGTCTGGTAATGTACTGTTGTACATTCACTTTCTTTCCTTTATTCATAAACAAAAATGATTAAAAAATTTTCTTATTCGCTATCTTTCTCAATTCCGCATATGCGGTTTCATTTTTCTCAATTGTTTCCCGTTTCTTCTGATCTGGGTGCAACACAATACCGGAAGCCTCCACTTCCCGGGCTGTGACGCTGGTCTGCACATATGCCGGGTCAGAAGCTATAGTCATTTCAAATACTTCGTCAATACGGGTAACGTGTCGTAACAGCACACCCTCATCATCCTTGGTATACCTGACCGAAGAACTCTCATCGCTCCAGAATGTAAACGAAGAACCGGCTAAATCCCCTCTCTTCACCAACTCTAATGCGGTAGTCCCATCCTGAGTCGCTGGAGCTGTAAATCTATATCTTACACCCGTTTCATCCACAAAAAGCGAAAGCGATCCTTCACCCCTGTTCCAACGAGCCAGCAACCTCTCGCGGTTATGCCACAATGTCATCTTTATATCCATCCGCTTCAACTCGTCTTCCGTAATGGCTCCCGGCTCTATGATCTCACGGTAGTTATCCCAATAGTCCACTAGCATACGACTCTCAACGCCAAACACAATCGCATAACCCTCGATTACCCGGCTATCACTCCCGTCCTCCGCCTCGCGGATCTTTGGCTGGAACTGGTCACCGGCCATGTATCTTACCTCTCTCTTTTTGGATTTATCCATATTTTTTTTCTATTTATTTACAACTTTCAAACGCCCCTTTAGGAAACGCCCTTTTTATATCCTATAAATACCTGTTTTCGGCTTACCCGAAACCGCTTCCCTCATCCAATATGGAAGCCGTGATAGTAATACTCCCATCTCTCTTGGATCGGTTACACGAATCTATTCTGTAGGTTTTCCCATCCCATACCAGCCGACAACGATCAGTAACCACGGACATATATCGCATCGTTACAACTACCGAACTGTTCATCCACGCTTCACCGGCAGTCAGAGCACGAGCGCCCCTTTGAAACTGCACATTAGCCCATACGGTAACCGCTTTCCGATATTGGATCACTTGTTCATTCATGCTACCACGGCTTATTTCCGGGGTCATAATATCCACTCTTTCCGTTAATGCCCCTGCTGATATCATGATTCACTTCTGTTTGATAATTTCACATAAGGCTTTACAAGCATCGATATGGTGAAAGGAACCATATTCTGGGTTACGGATGAAACCGGCTCCCTGTTCCGGAACAAATGGGCTACAAGTAGCAACATAGCCGATTCCAAGGCTTCGGGAAATCCTTTTCCATGAGCGTCCTCCCATGCCTCCAACTCTTCGAATGTGCGGTTTGTCATATCTATAATCACACTCTCACACGCCATGCCCCATGTATGCAACAACTCCAACTCTTCATCCTGCACATCCCTTATCTGCGCTTTCATTTTTTCAAGCGTCAGCACACGCAATTCCCTATTCATCGTCTTCTCCTTCCT